GATGTAGAATTATATGCTGAAGAAGAAGGAATAGAACGACCATCAAATCAGGGAGTTTATTCTGTAAAATATAACAAATGGTTAGCACAGCCAAAGTATGAAAACCCAGAAGTCGATACTAAACTTTTGAAGAAAAAAACTAAAGATATAATGGATAAAATTGATTTGTTTATTTCTGGCAAATCTAATGATATTATTGAAATGAAACGTTTGAAAGAAAAACTTAGACAGATGCGTCAGGCAGCAATCAGAAAAGGTGGAGAATTTTCTCTTGAAAATTTAGTTTTTAAAGAGTTGAGAAACAATGGATATCTAACTAAATTTTCAGACTATATAACATCTAAGCAAGTAAAAGAACTTTCACTATAGGAGAACATTATGGATGATTATGAAATGATTGACATGAATGAGCAATTGGAAGAAGAGCCAAAACAAATTGAAGATCGTGTAATCAAATGTATTTTGTTTGAAAATGGAACTTACATAATCTCTGAAATTGAAGAGATTACAGCAGATTATGGTATGCCTAATTGCAGACTAACCAATCCATATCAACTGGATGGTGAGTATTTGTCAAAGTTTCCAAAACATTGCAAACAATCAGATATTCTAATGTCTTCTGATAAGTTCTTGACAATTTACGATCCTTCTGATAACATACTAGATAAGTATGTGAGAATGACTACTGAATGAGATTTTATACTAATGTTCAATTGATCGGAAACGAATTTCTTGTTCGTGGTTATGAAAACGGGGATCATTTTCAAATCAGAGAAAAATATTGCCCAACTCTTTTTGTTCTATCTCAAAAACCAACAAAATATAAAACTCTTGATGGAAAATATGTCGAGGCAATTCAGCCTGGCTATGTAAAGGAATGTCGAGAGTTTTATAGAAAATATGAAGATGTTGAAAATTTTGACATCTATGGAAACAATCGTTTCATCTATCAGTATATTTCTGACAAGTATCCTGAAGATGAAATTAAATTTGATATCACTAAAATTAAAATTAGCACGATTGACATTGAGGTTGCATCCGAGAATGGATTCCCAAATGTAAGAGATTGTGCTGAAGAATTGTTGACCATTTCAATGCAAGATTATGCATCGAAAAAAATTATTACTTGGGGAGTTAAACCTTTTATTAATAAACAAGAGAATGTAACTTATATTCCTTGCGATGGTGAACAAGATCTTCTGAATAAATTTCTTTTTTATTGGGAAAATAATTATCCAGAAGTTATTACTGGATGGAATTGTTCTTTTTATGATATACCATATTTGTGTGGTCGTATTGATCGTATACTTGGCGAACGTGATGCCAGAAGAATTTCTCCATGGAGACTTTTAACTAGAGGTGAAGTCACTCTCAATGGGAGATCAAATATTGTTTATGATATTGGTGGTATTACGGTATTAGACTATTTGGATTTGTATAAGAAGTTTACTTATTCAAACCAAGAATCTTATCGATTGGATCATATTGCTTTTGTTGAACTGGGACAAAAGAAACTTGATCACTCTGAGTTTGAAACTTTTAAAGATTTTTATACTCAAGATTGGCAGAAATTTGTAGAGTACAACATCGTTGACGTAGAACTTGTTGACCGTTTGGAAGACAAGATGAAGTTAATTGAATTGGCAATTACCATGGCATATGATGCTAAGGTTAATTACACCGATGTTTTTTCTCAAGTAAAAATGTGGGATAGCATCATTTATAACTATTTGAAAAAACAAGATATTGTCATTCCCCCAAAGGTGGATGGTAAAAAAGATGCTCAGTATGCAGGTGCTTATGTTAAGGAACCAATTCCTGGGAAGTATGATTGGGTGGTCAGTTTTGATCTTAATAGCTTGTATCCCCATCTTATTATGCAATACAACATCTCGCCCGAAACACTTCTTTCCCACAGACATTCATCTGCGACTGTTGATAAAATCTTGAATAAAGAATTGGACTTGATGGATTTGTGTGGTCAAACTTTGTGTGCCAACGGTGCATTTTACGACACGACCAAGCGTGGATTTCTTCCAAATCTTATGGACAAAATTTATGAAGATCGTGTCATCTATAAGAAAAAGATGATCGAAGTCAAAAAAGAATATGAAAAAACTAAAGATAAAAATTTGTTAAAAGAGATTGCTCGTTGTAACAATATCCAGATGGCACGAAAGATTCAATTGAATTCTGCTTATGGTGCTATTGGAAATGAATATTTTCGTTATTATAAATTAGAGAACGCAGAAGCAATTACCTTATCTGGACAAGTTTCAATTCGATGGATTGAAAATAAATTGAATGATTATCTGAATAAAGTTTTGAAAACAGAAAATAAAGATTATGTTATTGCTGTTGATACTGATTCAGTTTATTTAAACCTTGGCGATTTTGTTTCTAATGTTTTTTCCGATAAGATCCCAGATGATCAAACAGTTGTCAATTTCTTAGATAAAGTTTGTAAGACAAAGTTTGAACCCTATATTGAAAAGTGTTATCAAGAACTGGCTGAGTATGTGAATGCTTATGATCAGAAAATGTTTATGAAGCGTGAAAATATTGCTAATCGTGGTATTTGGACTGCTAAAAAACGTTACATTTTAAATGTCTGGGACAGTGAAGGTGTTCGTTATGAAGAACCTAAATTAAAGATTATGGGATTGGAAGCAATTAAATCTTCTACTCCAGCAGCATGTAGAACGAAAATTAAAGAAGCACTTAAATTGATTATGACTTCAACTGAAGAGGAAGTAATTAAATTTATTGAAGGTTTTAGAAAAGAGTTTTCTTCATTTCCAATTGATCAAATTGCTTTTCCAAGAACTGTATCTGATGCTGAAAAATGGAAATCATCAAATAGCATCTATAAAAAATCAACACCAATTCATGTTAGAGGATCATTGCTTTTTAATTATTACATTAGAACCAATAAACTTACAAACAAATATGCACTAATTAATAACGGAGAAAAAATTAAATTTATTTTTCTGAAAAAAGCAAATCCAATTAGAGAAAACGTAATATCGTTTATTCAACAATTTCCCAAAGAAATTGTTTCTGAAAGTTATATTGACTATAGCTTGCAATTTGACAAATCATTCCTTGATCCGCTAAAATCTATTTTAGATTGTATTGGGTGGAAAACGGAAAAACGTGGTTCACTAGAAAACTTTTTTGCTTAAACTATTATGGACTTTTTAAAAGAAATCGTAAAAGAAATTGGTGATGACTACACTAAGTTAGCATCTGATATTGATGAGACTGAGACTTATGTTGACACGGGTTCGTACATTTTTAACGCACTGGTTTCAGGTAGTATATTTGGCGGTGTATCTGGTAATAAGATTACTGCTATTGCTGGAGAGTCTTCTACTGGAAAGACTTTTTTCTCTCTCGCCGTGGTTAAGAACTTTCTTGATACTAACCCCGATGGTTATTGTCTCTACTTTGATACTGAGGCTGCCATTACAAAATCACTCCTGGAATCACGCGGCGTTGACACATCACGCCTTGTCGTGGTTAATGTTGTCACCGTAGAAGAGTTTCGCAGTAAAGCACTCAAAGCGGTTGACATGTACTTAAAAAAACCTGAAGGAGAACGCAAACCTTGTATGTTTGTATTAGACTCTTTGGGTATGCTTTCAACTGAAAAAGAAATTACTGATGCACTGAATGACAAGCAAGTTCGTGATATGACTAAATCACAGCTTATAAAAGGTGCATTTCGTATGTTGACTTTGAAGTTGGGGCAGGCAAACATTCCAATGATTGTTACCAACCACACTTACGATGTCATCGGTGCTTACGTTCCTACTAAAGAAATGGGTGGCGGCAGTGGTCTTAAGTATGCCTCTTCTACTATCATATATCTTTCAAAGAAGAAAGAAAAAGATGGAACAGAAGTTGTTGGAAACATTATCAAGGCAAAGACTGCTAAGTCGCGTTTGAGTAAGGAGAATCAGGAAGTTGAAATCCGTCTATTTTATGATGAGCGTGGTCTTGATCGCCATTATGGTCTTCTGGAACTCGGGGAACTCGGCGGACTCTGGAAGAATGTTGCGGGGCGTTATGAAATGGATGGTAAAAAAATCTATGCAAAACAAATCCTTGCAGAACCTGAAAAATATTTTACGCCAGAAGTGATGCAAGCACTTGATGAAATTGCTAGCAAGGAGTTTTCTTATGGTGAATCTTAATGATTTAATCCAAATACATGAAAATGCTTTGCCATTAGATTTATGCAATACCTTAATTCAGTTATTTGAAAACAATCCTGATTATCATGAAAGAATTGATAATTATAAAAAACCAAATTTTACACAATTTAATTTAACTGAAGCGACTAATTATAGTGAGGATGTTGCAGAATTGCACAGACGAGTTATGTTTAACTTGCATGAATATCTGTTGCATTATTATGCTTTAATTGATCGTCGTTGTTTTCCTAAAGAACACCAACATGGTTTTGAACAACTACGAATTAAGAAATATAATAATGATGGCAATGACATGTTTGATACCCATGTAGATGTTCAAGATTATATGACATCCAGACGATTTATTTCATTTTTTTGGTACTTAAATGATGTAGCTGAGGGTGGAGAAACTGAGTTTGTTGATTTGACAATTAAGCCTGAAGCTGGTAAACTGGTGATCTTCCCCCCTCTCTGGATGTTTCCACACAAAGGAAATCCACCAATCAGTAACGAGAAGTATCTTTTAAGCACCTATCTCCATTACCTTTAATATGGATCGAATTGAATTTACAATTTTAAGAAATCTACTTTACAATGAAAAATATGCTAGAAAGGTAGTACCGTTTATCAAACACGAATATTTTGGTGAATATGTAGAGAAAATTATATTTGAAGAAATTTATAATTTTATTTCAAATTATAATAAACTAGCAACAAAAGAAGTCTTGAATATTGAGATTTCTAATCGAAAGGATCTATCAGAAGATCAATTGAAAGAATCTATTGTAATGATTAATTCATTCGATGATTCTGAAGCTGACTTTGATTGGTTAGTATCAGCAACAGAAAAATGGTGCAAAGATAGAGCAATTTATCTTGCTCTTATGGAATCAGTCCATATTGTTGATGATGATAGCGGAAAGAAAAATAAAGATTCTATCCCGCACATTCTTAGTGAAGCATTGGGAGTGTCCTTTGACCATAACGTTGGACACGATTACATTAAAAACTTTGAACAAAGATATGACTTTTATCACAAATCAGAAGACAAGATCTCCTTTGATCTTGAATATTTTAACAAAATTACCAAAGACGGTTTACCTAATAAAACTCTTAATGTCGTATTGGCTGGTACAGGTGTCGGCAAAAGTTTATTCATGTGCCATATGGCTAGCTCCGTGTTGCTCCAAGGGAGAAACGTTCTCTACATTACAATGGAGATGGCAGAAGAGAAAATTGCTGAACGAATTGACGCAAACCTTTTAGATATTAACATCAAAGATTTGGCAGAATTGCCCAAACAATCTTTTGAGAAAAAGATTCATGGATTGATTAGTAAAAGTGTGGGCACATTAATTATTAAAGAATACCCCACAGCTTCTGCACATGTTGGTCATTTTAAAACTCTTCTAGGTGAATTGACCATGAAGAAAAGTTTTAAACCTGACATTATCTTTATTGACTATTTGAATATTTGTGCTTCATCTAGATATAAGGGTAGTATTGTTAATAGCTACACTTATGTTAAGGCTATTGCTGAAGAGCTTCGTGGTCTTGCAGTCGAGCATAATGTTCCTATTGTTACCGCTACCCAAACCACTCGTTCAGGTTATAATAGCTCTAATGTTGAACTTACTGATACTTCTGAATCCTTTGGGTTGCCTGCTACTGCCGATCTTATGTTTGCTCTTATTAGCACAGAAGAGTTGGAACAACGTGGACAGATATTGGTAAAACAATTGAAGAATCGTTACAATGATCCAACTGCAAATCGAAAGTTTTTGATTGGTGTTGATAGAGCTAAAATGCGTCTATATGATATTGAGCAGAGTGCTCAAAAAGACATACTTGACAGCGGACAAGAAGAGGATTATAATGTAAGTCAGTCCCAACCCAAAAACAAATTTGAAAGTTTTAAATTTTAAAAACATGGAAAAGCATATTGATTTTAACAAGTATCAAGAATTTGTTTGTGCAGTAACTAGTGATGCATCGACTAATTTTGTAGACTTCTCTGATCGAATTGTTGAACTCGATCGTCAAGGAGCTAACATTGAGCGTCTTCTTACTGCTGGTGTTGGCATTAATGCCGAAGGCGGTGAGTTTCTTGAGATTATTAAGAAAATGATTTTCCAGGGAAAGCCATGGAATGAAGACAATAAAGAACATCTTATTATTGAACTGGGTGATATTATGTGGTATGTTGCTCAAGCATGTACTGCACTGGAAATTTCTTTTGATGAAGTGATTGCTCGCAACGTGAAAAAACTTGAGAAGCGTTATCCAGGTGGTTTTTTTGATCCTTATTATTCTGAAAATAGAGCAGAAGATGATCTTTAATAAATAAAAGAAATAATGTATTGAAATGCCTACAGTTCTGTCTGCCATCTTAGATCAATTTCTAGATGTGTATAGACCAGAAAAAAAAGCATTTAAAAATGATAGAGATGCAATGATTGATTTGTATCTCTATTTTTCTGCATTTATGGATGAATTAATTAAAACCAATAAAAAACAAAAAAATAAATATACCAAGCTAAAGCAAACAGGGTTGTTATACATTAAATCCAATCCAAAACAAATTCTAAAAAATATAAAATGAAAACTTTTTTACAATTTATTTCCGAAGTAAAAAGTGCTTCTCCAGAAATTGTAGTAGACAATATTAGGGAACATTATATTGCAGGAGAGGTGTTTAAAGAAGGTAGTTTGATTGAGCAAGTTTCTACTGGAAAAATAGGAACTATTATGAGAAGAGGTACAAATTATTTAATTTGTTTGACCGATGATGGAAATTTGTTTAAACCGTGGATTACTGATAGTAGAGAAATTATCTAGATAAATAAATAAAAATAGGTAAAAATCCAACGTAGGAATATGTCTAATCCTTGGCAGCAGGTATTTGAAGAACACAGAGAGCAAATTAATGCTGACTATATTGCTGAAAAATATGGTCAACATAAAAGTGATGACTCTGAAGAAACTCAAGCTCTTTATGATCTTCGTAACAAAATGAAGAACATGGGTAAGGATGCAGTGATTGCTTACCTAAAGCGTTCCAAAATGTCTCCTGAAAGAAAAGCAAGACTTGCTCGTTCATTGGGTGTTTCTATTGTTGGAGAAGAATTTGCTACTGAAGGAATGGCAGCCCGAGCTATTCAGCTTG